GTTTTCAACCCATGACAATAACTCTTGGGCTCCAATGACTGCGTCTCTTGAATCTTCAGTTACTACTTCAGTTTCGTATACAAAGCCATCATCGGCAAAAGTGATAACTGGACGGTATGTACCTGTTGGATCCGACAAGTCTGCATAAACACTTTGGCCAGCATGTGTTCTGTTGACTGCTTTGATCTTGTCTACTCCGCTCACTTTGCCTTCAGGATAGATGTTATAGTCACTGGCAGTGATCATACGGTCCTGGCTTGCGCTGGTACGACTTGCACGATTCTTAATTTGCTCCAGTGTTTCTCCAGCAGTGCTTGATGCTGCTGTTGTCAGCTCAAGTGTAACTGTTAAGTCTTGTTCTGTAAATGTACTGTCAACAAAACGAATTGACATTTCTAAACCTGCTACATCATTGCCAGAAATTGTCAGCGTTTCATTTGCGCTTTCGCGATACCAAACACGAATGTTACCTGTGGGAATGTCTGCAAAAACGTCATCGCCAAATTTTAATGACACAGAATCGTTTTCTCGAGTAATAACTTCGTATACCTTTCTTACGTCTTTAGACACTGCGTTGAACACAATGTTCTTGTTGTTTGTATTGGGAACAGGAGTCCATTCGTACAATACTTTACCGTCTGAATCAACACTTTGTACCCACACGTCTGTTTCATTTATGTTGCTGCCTTGTAAATCAATAACACGATTTTCTACTCGTGTGTTTAATACAAAATCTTCAAACTTCAATGAACCTTGTTTGAACATAAAAAACCAGCCATTGGTAGTAGAACCGTAACCAGTGCCGTCATTGTTAAACAGTACAGTTTGGCGTCCATAAGGATTTGGTGTGTTTTCTGTTGCAAGCTCTGTGGCAGTGTCAATTGTAACAGGAACGATCTCACATGGATAGCTGTTGTTGTTTCGTGCTGTTAGGCTAAATGACTCTACCATTGTTCGTGTGTCTGGTTGGTCAAGTTCGTATAATTGACGAGACACACCGTTTGTAGAAATTGAGCTTACTGGACGGCCAATTGGATTAGATTTGTTTAGTGCTTGATTTAGAATTAAAGAAAACTGTTCATTGAAGTCTAAGTTTAGCGGGTCTGCCCACACAATAGTTTTGCCGGCTAAGTTTGTACCTTTGCTGTCATATAATTCTTGTGTAGTTGTTACAGAAGTAATCTTTAAGAAGCCCGTGGCTGCACCGTTACGGAATGACTTATAGCCAAGTTGACGAGCAATGCTTAATACATTGCCGCGCACTTCTGCTGTTTCTAAAAATGTTTCACGCAAGTTCAAGTCACTGCGGAATGCCAAGTTTTGTCCCATAAAAGACATCAAGTCAACTAGTGCAACGTATTCGCTTGAGCTGATAAAGTCGTTAAAGTCTTCGGGATAATTTAATTGGATGTAATTTAGTAAAGCAGTTCTTAGGCTTTCAAAGTCATATGCTTTGAAGTCTGCGTTTACCAGATAACGATAATTGTTTAGCCAGCCTTCGGCTGCATTTAATTGTCCCAAGCGTCTAGTTTGGCTCATAATGTATTCGTTCCTTTATCGTATACCAATGGTAATACTACTGTTTCGTTTGATGGCAAATATGTCACTGTAACTTCAATGTTAAGTGCATTGGGGCCTTCGCTAATTTCTACACTTTGCAGTAACCAACGTGGATCATTTTTAATAATCGAACGCACATCCGAGTCAATTAAATTGATTGTGCGACTGTCCAATGGCTCAAAAAGCATGTCCCATACTATGCTGCCAAATTCTGGCATCATAATACGCTCGCCTTTGCGAGTGTTAAAATGATTTAATAAGTCTTGTTTTGCAAGGGCAAGATCGTAAAGCACTGGACTTAAAAAACTAGTTCCAATTGAGCTGTATCCGCGAAATTTTGATGTGTAAATTGGCATACACCTATTTACCAAGTTTTATTAAGCTGGGTTATATCTTAAGCCTTAGACGGTGCACCAGGTGGATAATTGGTTCCAATGTGAGGCACTCCGTACTTGTCTCGTAATTGGGTCACCGTTAGATTGCTACCAAACGGCACATTACCAGTATTTAGATAATAACTTCGCTCCCATTGGGCCGATTGTTGTGCTGTTGGCTTTGTATAAGCCGCTTCGCTTTTACGGCCAGTCACTGGACCGTTGCCAAGTGATCTTGCCCAAGGGGTGTCAGGATTGCGAGCTTTATTATTTTTAACCGCTGCTTCGTCTGCTTTAATACCAGATTTCATTTGTTTCAACGGATCGGCAGATTTTGCATCTCCGTTCATTTTCCCGGTCATTGCATACGCTGCTTCGTTGTTTTTTTGGTTAGAGCTATTAGAATATCTGCTATTGCTCCATATTTTTGCAATATCTGCATTAGTTGGTTTGCCGTCGGCACTTCTGACTCCACTTGCAACCAATTCACGTGCCATATTATTGGCTGCGCCTGGATTACCGTATGCTGCAATAATAAGTGCGTCAATTTGAGATTGTGTAATACACACTTCTTTGCCAGCTCCGGCTTTTTCTTTTGATAACGTACCAACAACAGCTGGGGTCACATGACGGTCAATGATTTGTCGTGTGATTAGTCTTGCTTCAGCTTCGCTTGGGCCTGCAAGCAGAGCTTGTTTTAAATTTGTATCAATTTTGCTTGCAGGATTATCTGGCCCAAAAATATCAACACGAGTTCCGTAACCGTTTGAGTATCCTTGGAAGTCTGAATACATCATGCCGCGATATGCTTCGCGACTTAACAATACTGCAAAGCCTTCGTCGCTTAACTTATTTTGTGTTACGTCTGGTACGCAAGCAATGGCATCCGTTGTTTCTGGTGCTGGCTTGTCTTCGTAGCTTTCTGGGGCAGGGCTGATTGTTGGATCGTCAATTGGTGCAGATCCTGGAACTACGGTAGGCTGTTCTCCACCTTTACTAGCGTGGCCACCGTAGGGTTCAGCTTCGGGCACACGGCCGGCAATACTTTTACCTACTGTGGTATTTGATACCAAGCTATTAGACTTTGGCAATGCAGCACGTTCTGCTTCGGGACCATTCAAATCAATACGCTGACCTGTCATTTTAAACTGACTGTCAGCAAGAATGTTCATGTTTTGTCCCGTGCTTAACTTCATGCCGGTTGTACCAGTTACGTTAAACACTTCACACGCTTCTAATTCAAAATTGTTTGCTGCGGCTGCATTGATGTTGTTGCCAGCATCCATGTTGATGTTGTTGCCAGCACGAAGGTTGATACTGCCTTCTGCGTTTACAGAGTAGTCGCCAGCAGCATATACGTCCACGTTGCCTTCTTTGTCTAACTGCATCCACGCATTACCTGTTGCGTTGATAAAATAGATAAAGCCTTCGTCGTTGTCCATGATAAAAGTATTACCAGAGGCAGTGCGTAATCTGATTTGGCCGTTTTTGCAACCTTCACCATCATCCATTACAAACTGATGCTGGCCAGGTGTCAAGATGCCGTAAGTTAAACCAGTGTGCTTTTCTTTGTTTCTAAAAGGGCCACCACTGATGTGTCCGCGGCGCAGATCCTTTTCTAAACCTTGGCGCCTAATGACGTTGTTTAGTGGATGAGAAGGTCTACGTGTAGAATCAGGATCTACTGTATTAAATCTGTTGCGTTCGGCCAATGGGGCAGTTTCGCCGTTGTGAGTTGTGCCCGACGCAACTGCCGGTATTGCATGTGTATGCCCATCGTGCGGCAAGCATGCCCACCAAATACCTTGGTGTAATTCGCCATTGATAAAACTGCAAATAACTTGCACGTTTTTATCAGGTGGTACCATCCACATTCCATAACTTTGATTTGTTTGTGCGTACTTTGTTGCATCCGTGGCCTGCGACTCATCTTTGGTATTTGTTGCTCCAGCAAAAGGAGGGCAGTATCTTACAGTAAACCAGCTTTGTGAATTTGTTTCTGTGGCTGCACTTAGTTGTGGAATCCAAACACGAAGTCGTCCTAAACCTTCAGGATCAATATTGTCTTTAACTTTGCCAATGAAGACGCCGTGCATCTTACTGC